AAACGGAAGCCACCACCACCACCACCACCCCAGGAACCGAAGCAGTGAGACTTGAAACGACATCGCTCGAACGCGGGCTCAACCATCGGCGAGTTTTGTTCGACGACGACTCGGCCCGCTGTGCATTTCCAAGTCGTTCGGTCGTTCGAGCCGGGCTTCACCGGCCCGCGGCGGACTGGGCTGCGGCTGCGGTCCGCATTGCCTGGAATGCCATCGCAGGATCGCAGGGGCGGGCGACCGACAACCAGGGCGAACAAGTGGAGGTGCGCGGATGATTCAGCCGTTCTACGATCCTGGAATCCAGTTCGCCGCGTTGACTCCTGCTCAGATGGCGCGGGCTGCGGCCCCGCTCCCGGCGCGGGCTGCGCCCCCGCTCGCCGCCGGGAGCGGGCGGTCCGCAGGCAAGGTGTCGTCCTCGCCTGGAACTCTCCTCGGCTACGTGGTGAAGTTCGACTCGCTGAGTTCGGACCTGGGTGGGTTCCGGGAAAAGATTGCGTACGGGGCATTCAACGACACGCTCCAGGCCGTCAAGGATCGGCGGCACGACATCACGCTCCAGACCGAGCACGACACCAGGAACCTGCTCGGCCGCATGGCAGCGGGAAACCTGACGCTCAGCGTTGACGAGTACGGGCTCAGGTTCGCGGTCGTCCTGCCGAACACCGGCCTTGCCCGCGACACGCTCGAACTCGTGCGAACAGGCATCCTACGGGGCGTTAGTTTCGGATTCTCGCAGCCCATCGACTCCTGGGACCGCAGTGGTGGAGACAGGGTGCGAACCGTGAAGCGGCTCAAACTTCACGAGGTGAGCCTCGTTGCGCATCCCGCTTATGGGGCGTCGAGCGTGTCGTCAACGCGAGCGACGCCGACTGCCGCCAACTGGGTGGCGGCGAGACTGCGAGCGACTGCGGCGAGGAGCCTATCGAGCAACTTCTCGTCGGTGCGAGCCGAGCGGAACGGAATCACCTGGAGATAGCCCTGAGTTTCCAGTCCAGCGTGGGCTGGAAACAAAACGGGCCAGCGGTCGCCACCGCTGACCCGTTGGAATCACGAACGGCAAGGAGCGCCGCAGTGACAGATTCAGTTTACCCGCCGCATCCAGCGGCGGACGATATTTCTCTGGCGTTGCGACCACGCGACGCTGCTCGTGCTCTGGGTATTTCAGAGCGAACGCTGTGGTCGTTGACCAAACAGCAGCAGATTCCCCACCTGCGGTTCGGCAAGGCCGTCCGCTACCCGCGACACCTGCTCCTGCGCTGGCTGGAGCAGCAGGCGGCGGGCGGGGAGGTGCGACATGGATGACAGACTCCTGTTCGAGCAGCAGGCCCGAACGCTGGTCATCCAGGCTGCAGTGTTTCGCTGTCTGCGGGATCGTGGGCTGGAGCCGCAACTCAGTGACACGCTGCGGCGTAGTGTCACGCCAGCGATGTCGTTCGCGGAGCAGATGACGAGGATCACGCTGGCGACGGATGTCGTTGCGGAACTCCGCGACGACCAGGGGCTTTTGTTGAGCCACGACGAGCGCAACTGGGTCGCGGTCGTGGTTGACGCTGCCTGCGAGCGGTTCGAGCGTCGCCAACGACGCCAACAACAATCAGTTGTGCGGCGGCCGTCGCCTGCTGCTGCCGCAGTCCGGGTGGCTATCCCGCTCCAGGTGGCGGCGACTGCCGTGGCGACCGTCGTCGCGTTCCGCAGGAGGGGAGGCTCCCATGGTTGACGCTGACCGCACCGCCGGGGCCGTGGTGATCGACTGGGAGCCTGTTGGGGGCCGGGGCGGGGTGCGGCTCGTTGTGACCGATCCGGCCTCAGGCGAGCCGCTGGACATCGACACGGCGGACGTGTCGCGGGCGGGGGAGCGGGAGGCGGTCGCCCGCCGACTAGCGGGGCGACTGCCCCAGGCGTCCCTGTCGCTGCTCAAAGCCCAACTGCTGCAGATTGCCCAGGAGCGTTGCGGCCTGCTCAAAGCCCCGGAGGAGCGAATTGCGACGCTCAGGGATGCAATCCAGGAATGGCTGAGGACGGACTCCACGCCCGTCGTTGAGACGGGATTCGGGCCGCTGGACGCGCTGACCGGCGGCGGGCTGGCGCTGGGCAGCGTCAACGTCATCGCGGCCCCACCATCCGCCGGGAAGTCAGCGTTCGCGCTCCAGTTGTGCCTGGGGGCGTTGTCGTTGAATCCTGATCTGCGAGTTCTGTGGGCTGCTGGCGAGATGTCGATGGAGGTGATCGCCCGCCGTGCCATCTGCAGATGGTCGGCGGATGGGAACTCGGTGTCGATGGCGCGGGCTCGTGAGCGGTCGCCAGCCTCCAAGGCGGTCGCCGAGCAGTTGCTCGCCAGCGTCGCCGACCGGTTTCATATCCTCCAGCCGCCGCTAACGGCGGACCGCGTGGAGTCCGCGATCAAGTCAACGAAAGCGCCGCTCGTTGTGATCGACTACCTGCAGTTGGTCACGCTCAGCGGGGTCGCTGATCGGCGGGCGGAAGTCGATGGGCTCGTGCGACGAGTGCGGACATTCACGCTGGAGCAGAACACCGCGACCATCGTCATCTCGAACGTGGCGAAGGGTGTCACCGGGGAGACACGAATCGGCGCAATCTCGAAGGAGTCATCCGAACTGGACTTCGCGGCCGACACGCTGTTGTTTGGCATCGCTGACGAGGTGCAGGACGAGGACGCACCGTATCCCGTTCGGTGGAAGGTGGCGAAGAATCGCCACGGACCACGGCGTGACCTGGAGACGATCTTCGATGGGCGGTTCCAGACGTTCACGCCAGCCGCCGCCGAGCCGCTCGAAGAGTTTGCAAACTTCGCACCACCACCACCACCACCTGCCCCGCGGCGTGGCAGGAGTCCGAAATGAGGTCGGACAAGCAGCCGCACGAGCGCGGCGAACTCCAGCGTCGTGTGTCTGGAATCATCCAGACGGGCGTGTTCTCTGCGATGTCCAGGCCAGGGCTCGTGGTGTTCGTTCAGGTGCGGCAGTGGGCGGACTTTCGCACCTGTCGCCTCACGGTGTCGCTGCGGAAACTGGCCGCGGAGTGTCGTGTCGGACTGAGCACGGCAAAACGCGGCGTGGATACGCTCGTGGAGTCTGGCGTTCTCACGGAGCGGCCGACAAAACGGCACGACTTCCGGTTGTTCGAGGTGACCGTCCCGAAGCGGCGACGCAAAAAACGAGGGCCGCGAGACGATCGCGGGCGTGGGGAAAAGCCATGGCTGGCAGACGACGACCGCCGCTGAGCCTGTTCCACCTGGGGGAACGGGGTGTTCCACCTGGGGGAACAGTCTGTTCCACCTGGGGGAACATAAACCATGGATTCCTCCATGGATACAACCATGGAGGAATCCATGGAGGAACCCGAATCCACGGAGCGGACATCGACTTCGCCCTGCTGGGGCTCGTCGCTGCCGCTCCTGCTCGTCTGGCGATGCGTCACGGATGCACCGGACGGTGCGAGGGCTCGGTCTGCTGGCCTTGAACCATTCCGCAGAATCGCGGATTCTCAACGACACCCCACCTGGAGGAGAACACCACCATGGCAAGCCTGAGCACGAACTCAAAGGGACTGCGGCGAATCCTGTTCGTTGACGCCACTGGCGAGCGTCGTTGCGTCCACCTGGGCCGGATGCCGCAGAAGGCGGCCGAATCGTTCCAGCGTCGCGTGGAGGAGTTGAGCGCGAACCGCATCGCAGGCGTGGCCCAGTCTGCGGAACTCGCCTCGTGGCTGCGGTCGCTGCCGGATGCCATCTACTCGAAGTTGGTCAACGTGCGGCTCGTGGAGCCGCGAGCAGCCGCCCAGGTGCGAACTGTCGGCGAACTGCTGGAGACGTTCGAGAAGCAGGCCATTGTCAAAGCCTCCACCCGCAAGGCGTACAAACAGACGACCGATAGCCTGCGGTCGTTCCTGGGAGCCGGGACGGCACTGCAGGCCGTCACGGCGGAACGGGCGGACGCGTGGCGAAAGTGGATCGCCACGGACACGCAGACGACCACGCGAAAACGAGGGACGCCAGACAACAGGCTGTCGCCCGCCACCTGCGCGAAGAGGACGTTCGTGGCGCGGACGGTGTTCCGCAAGGCGGTCCGCTGGGGCTGGATTGCGACGAGCCCGTTCGATGGTGTCCAGGCGGGCTCGCAGGCGAATCCATCTCGGTCGTTCTACGTGAGCCCCCAGGCGGCGGCTGCGATCCTGGAGAAATGCCCCAGCGTTGAATGGAGGGCGATCGTGGGGCTGTGCCGATACGCTGGCCTGCGATGCCCCAGCGAACTCCAGGGGCTGGCCTGGAGCGACATCGACTGGGACGCTGGGCGGCTGACGGTCCGATCCAGCAAGACCGAGCACCACGGCGGCGGACACGCGGTGCGGCACGTTCCCATCTGCCCGGCCCTGCGGGGCATTCTGGACGAGACGTACGATCAGGCGGCAGACGGGGCGACGCTCGTGGTTCCGCGGGTGACTGGCGGCAGCGTCAACCTGCGGACCACGTTCGAGAAGATCATCACGAGGGCTGGACTGGTCGCGTGGCCGCGGCTGTTCCAGAACCTGCGGTCCTCGTGCGAGACGGACTGGGTGGAACTGTATCCGGCGCACGAGGTGGCGGCGTGGATGGGACACTCGCCGACCGTCGCTGCCCTGCACTACCTGCAGCGGCGTGACCACCATTTCCGCGACGTTGTGACGAACGGCCTGGGAGGCGACGCGCCAGACGACGCGCGCGGCGCACAAACCCGAGCGCAGCAGGCTCCCGCACGAGGTCGCAAGATGCGGAAGCCATCGTCGCAAAGTGCCATTTCGCCGCGGTTTCCGCGACGCGATGCGACTGAGTGCGATGAAGTGTACGCTTATTCAGTGGGCGACGAGGGACTCGAACTGCCCTCGCATTTATCGGGGAAAACCCTGGTTTCCGCCAGTGGCGACGCGCCAGACGACGCGCCTGGGCAACTGCAGGCTGTCGCGGACGCGTGGAGGCGGCTGAGCCCGTCCGGGCGACGGCGGATCATCCAGATCATCCGAGACGAACTCGAACGGTCTGCCACCACCACGGACCGCTGAGCCGCTGGAGGCCGCCGACCGATCCCTGCCGGCAGCAGCGTGACGGGCTCGAAGACGATCGCCGCCTGACCAGGGCGACCAACGTGGAGCCCGTGGTCTTGCAGTGTCGCGCCCATGCGGCCGGGGAGCCGGGGGCAAATTCGAAACAAATTTCGGTTTTGAGATCACGTCGCGCCCGTGGGCGTGGGGAGCGGACAACTCCCGTTCGTACGAAAACGGACGAACGGGGGTCACGCCCACGGGTGTGGGGACCGGACGGTGAGCAGGGCGTGACGCTCACGGGCTCAACGGCGGACGGCATCGTGGTGACGAGGACGACGGGGGCAGTCAGCGGCTCGCTGCGGGATACTGAACACGCGTATTTTCAGTAGTGTACAGGCGTTTCTTGCTCTTAGAAAAAATAACCGGCAACTGCTTGGGACATGGCTGACCGACTGCTACGTTGACTTTAGCGGTGCGACTTGCGAGTTCTTCGCTGTGTGTACAACGAAGTTGATTCCTCGCGGTCGTGGCCGCTGCTACGGTAGCGACATGACCACCACCAACAACGACTTCACGCCTGCGGGTGAAATTCTTTCGAGGGACGAGGCGGCCCAGTTTCTCCGCTTAAGTCCCGCCACGCTGTGCTCCTGGGCTGCGACCGGAACCGGCCCCAAATTTTCCCGGAGCGGCGACGTTCGAGGCCGGGCGCTCTACCTGCGGGGCGACTTGGTTCGCTGGGTGGAGTCTCGCAGCGTCCAGCCGCAACAGGTTCGGTCGTCCTCGGCGAAACGAGGCTGAGCCGTGCCTGACCGCATCCCGACTTTCCGCCCGCCATGGATCAACCGCAAGCAGCGGCGTGACGCCACGCCCCGCAACCAGACCGCGGCGGGCTACGGTCGTCGGTCGTGGCGGCTGGCGCGGCAGCAGCGGCTGTCGATCGACAATTGGGCTTGCCAGCAGTGCGGCCGGATCGTGATGGGCCGTGAGGCTCACGTTGACCATGTAGTTCCAAAGGCTGCTGGCGGCGGCGACGAGATGTCGAACCTGCGGACGCTGTGCCGGTCGTGCCACTCGCGGAAGACCGTTCGGCACGACCAGGGCGGGGCGTTCGGCCCAGGGCGGGGGGCTCGAAAAGTTTGCTTGAACGCGAACTCAATCGCGTCGGGACAGCCCGAAAACGCGTCCGCATCTCGAACATAGGGGGGGGAATGCCCAAGCGGCCACAACCAACGAGCCTCAAGGTTCTTCGAGGGAACCCCGGCAAGCGTCGCCTGAACGACGCCGAGCCGCAGCCGCCCGCGGACGGCATCCAGCCGCCCGCGTGGCTGGCTGGCGATGCTCTGGCGAAGTGGAGCGAACTGGTCCCGATCCTGCAGTCCGTTGGCCTACTCACCAGGGCGGACGTTGGGCCGCTGTCCCGATACTGCGACACCTGGGCGTGGTGGCGGCGATGCCGGGAGGTGATCGACCGCGACGGGGATACGGTCGTGGTCCGCGACGACGCTGGCAACGTCAAGTGGAGCCAGCAGCGTCCCGAAGTCGGAATCGTCTCGAAGTTGGCCCAGCAGATGAGCCGCCTGGAGGCTGAGTTCGGACTCAGCCCGTCCGCCCGGTCCGCCATCCATGTTCCTGTTCAGCAAACACCCCGCGACGAACTCGAAGAGTTCTTCGCCATCCACGGAGCCTGACCATGAGCCCAGCGTTGAAGCAGCGGAAAGCAGACGAGCCGACCAGCAGCATCCCGGCCGTGGCGGAAGCCGTGGCACGGCAGCGGGAGGCTGAACTCACGATCCTCGACCGGACGTTGGCGGCGTACCTGGAGGCCGTGACGCTGGCCGCGGCAGGGAAGCCGATCCCAGCGGCTGTCGCCGACTCAGCCGTTGTGGCGGCTCACGAACTGCGACTTCGCCACGATCGGCTCAGCGAGGATGTCGCTGTCGCCAGACTGGCGATGTCGATGGAACAGCAGATAGCGGAGCACGAGGCGGGATCCGCTGTTCGTCGCGCCCGGATGGAGGAGATCAAGCAGGAGATCGCCGCGGCGGACCGATTGGTTCGGGAACTGCGAGCCGAGCACCACCGGTTGACTTCAAGCGGCATGGTATTGGCGACGCTGCTGACACAACGAAGCGAACTGGGCCGCGACAACCCGCACCTGTTCAAGCGAGCCCGTGACTTGAGCAATGCGGAGTGGCAGCGTGTCCGCGGCTGACGAGCGGGCGATATGCCCGCGTCGTCTCTGTCCAAACAAACGGAAGCCACCACCACCACCACCACCCCAGGAACCGAAGCAGTGAGACTTGAAACGACATCGCTCG